CAGCCGTAGCGCCTTGGGGAGGTCGGAATCAAGCTGGCGGAGCTGGCGCCGGAACTCGGCCAGGCCTTCCACCCGGACCGCCTGCGACATCCGACCTCACCTCGCCTTTGCCAGCTCCAGTTCTTCGCGCTGTGCCTTCCGGGCGTAGTACATCTGCCACGCCAGGAATTCACCGTTGTGCATTTCATCCCTGAGGCGGGCTACCGTCATCGTTAGCTTCTGTGCTAGGAAGTGCTCGAATTCCAGGCTCGAGTCCGCTTCCATCGCTTGGTACATCACTTTTGGGCGAGTCCTCGAGCATGCCGGACAGCTGTTGGACCATCATCACCACCGGCTGTAGCTCGCCGGCCAGCCCGTGTTTCTGCCAGTCACCGATGTCCGACTCCGACATTTCCGGGTGGACCATCGCCGAGGACAGCATCTTGCGTTCCAGGGTGAGCGCCCGCGGCCCGTCCATGTGCTCGTCGTCGGTCGCCTTGCGGACGACCAGCACCTCCGTCCGGGAAAGCGCCCGCACCCGCACCGTGCCCATGCCGGGAACCGGGACGTCCGATTCGGGGAACCCGGATGCCGTGCTGGCGCGCGGGCCGGTGAGCCTAGATTTGTCCATGGTCCCGTTCCCCTATGCGCTCTGTGCGGTGGAGTCGACAGACCCCGAGATCTGGAACTCAGCCGAGAACTTCACGTAGTCGGCGACCGGGCTGGACTCCGTGTAGCTGGTCAGCAGCCCCGAGAACGAGTCCTGGGGTAGGCCTGACCCGGTGCCCTGCGGGCGCCGCACCACGGTCACTACCGCCCCGGTGCCCTTGAGCGGTTGCAGCACGGCCCGCGGGCCGGTGCTGGCGGTGGTGTCGTACAACCCGCCCATGGTAAACGTGCCGTCGGTGAGCCCACCCGCGTACACATGTCCGTCCTGCCCGTACGTGGTGACGTCATGCGAGTCCGTTGATGGCTTGAATTCGCTGGTGTCTGTGTACTCCGAAAGGTCATCCCCGTCGACCGATACGTATGTGTCCTTGGCGTGCGAGAGTGCCATTAAGCCCCATCCCCTCCGATGTCCAACATGAACAGTGCCCCCATGTAGTCGTTGCCGCCGATCGTGTACACGTCGAAGTCGACATCGGTCACCCGGACCCGGTCAAACGACGTGTACGTGCCGGACTCAAGTACGGCCTTGATCGAGCTGCCGCCGGATCCGTCGCAGTAGGCACCGAGCCGGGTGACGGTCGACCGGTCGTTAGGCTTGCCCACCACCACCACCACCGGCAGGGTCAAGGTGTCCTTGCCCCGCCGGTAGGTCCGGTCGAACACGATCCCCTCGGGGTACGACACGATCGCGGCCGGTGGGGTGATGTGATCGGGCGGGAATCCGAAGCCGCGCAGCCCGGTGATCGTGTCAAGCCGGTCGCCGATCTCGTCCATGACGCTCGCCAGGTTCACCGCGCACCCCACCAGCGCACGTACGGCGCGACCATCACCGCGACGTCCGGATCCAGCTTGGCCAGCAACCGCAGCTCACTGCCGAGCTCCGGCGAGCCGGCGATGCCATGCGGCGACGTCCGGCGGCTGAACACCCGCGAGCCCTGCAGCAAGGTCGCGTTCTTGACCGGCGACGGGACGGCTGTCCAGCCCCATGCGGCCTCAACGATCGGGTCGTCGCCCGGCCAGCTGGTGAGCACGATCACTTCCCAGGGCCGGCCTCTCTGGGGCGCGTTGACCGGCTCGAGCTGGTGGAGCTCGGCCGAGTAGGCGACGCCAGCGACCACCAGCCCAACGGTCGTCATCAGGTCATCGACCTCGACTAGCCACCGGCCGCGGCGCCGCTCGTACCTGGCGGGATAGGTCCGCTCCTCCGCCGCCACCGACCCGAACTGTCGGTGGGTGGCCCAATCGACGCCGCGGGAGGCGGCGGTCACGGCCAGGGCAAGTTCTACGTCATCCACGGTCTCGGTGCTGCGCGTGGCGTACGCGCGCAGCTCTGCGGTGGTCGCGTAGTCCGGTGCCCAAGCCATGCCGCCCTACCTCACTTAGCCTCGGCCTGATTGACCGCGGTCTTTGCGGTCGCCTCGGCCTTGCGCGCCGCCGCGGTCTTCGCCAGCGCCCGGCCCTTCCGATCCCGGTATGCCTTAAGGGCTTCCGGGTTACCCTTGATCTGCATAGGACGATCCCTCCTAGGTAGTGATGTTCTCGATCGTGGCGTACGCGGACCGGTTCTGGATGTTGCCGTCGGCCCGCTCCCACGCGTGGTACTGCACCTGGCCGTTCACGGCGCGGCTGTACGGGTCCACAATCAGCGTGAACGGCGCGACTCGGCGGATGACGTAGGCCTCGCGGAGGTCGCCCAGCAGCATGAAGCCACCGGCCACCCCGTCGGCGGTGATGGCGTTGCAGGCCTGGTCGATTACCACCGGGTAGCCCAGCAGCTCCCGCACCGGCGCGCCGCCGATGCCGGACTGTGCCTGCGGCAGGATCAGCGGCCGCTCCGCAGTGTCCTCCATGGCCTTGATGTGCGTGACCCACGTGCCGGCCGACATGAGCCATTTCGCGTTCTGCCAGTAGGCCGGATCGAGCGCCGCCTCCGCCTCGAGCAGGTTCGTGTAGGTGAGCGTGGCCTCTGTGTCCAGCACCACGTCCGCGGTGAGGCCGTCGTGCAGGATCCCGAACGGGAGCGTGGTCCCGTTCCCGTTGACCCAATCGGCCGCCTGCTTGCGCATGATGCGGGTGGCCAGCACCCGCGACACCAGGCCTTCCACGTCGAACTCGGCATCCTGCAACAGCTCCACCGACACCCGCAGTGGCAGCGTGGTCCCGGCGCCCGCGCTGGTGTACTTGAAGGCGCCCAGCGCGACCGTTCCGAACACCATGTCGGCGCCGTCGGCGACCGCCGCCTCCTCCGCCGTAATCGCGCCCACGTTCGCCGTGTCGTCCAGACTCGGGTACTCGAGCGAGCCGCCCCGCTCGGTGCTGAACGAGTCGACCTCGGCCGACAGCCCACCGAACGCGGCCTGCACCTCCACCAGCTTCTGGCGGAACTGCGGGCTCACGAGGTAGCCACCCTCGGAGTCGGTGCCGACCTGCTGGGCGTTGCGGATCTGCTCGAGGTCCGCGTTCGGCTTGCCGCTTCGCAGGTATGCGTTGAACGCCTTGTTGTACCCATCGTCCGGCTTCGGGCCGGCGCCCGCATGCACCACCGCGTTCAGGTCGGCCGGCACCGGGGTGTCGTACGCGGTCTGCCGGTTGCGGATCTGCTGCGTCCGGCGGGCGGCCGCCAGCTGCGTCTCCAGCTGCTCGTAATTGGTCGCCTCCTCCTCCGTCAGGTCCCGGCCCTCGGCCGCGGCCACGATCGCGCGCAGCGCCTCGAGGATTTCCTCAACGGTCATGTCAACCCTCCAAGGGTCACGCGGGCTCGCGCCCGAATCAGCCGCGTCCGGTTGTCCGGTGCGGAGTCTGTCCCGCCGGTGACCTCATCGGCCAGGCCGGCGGCTACCGCCTGCTCAGCGGAGTACCAGGTCTCGGCGCGCATCGCGTCGCGCCAGCCGGCCACCGGCCCACCGGCCCGGTCCGCGTAGATCCCCGCGATGGTGTCCGACAGCTCGTCCAGCAGATCGGCCATGGTGCGCATGTCGGCCGAGTTGCCCAGCACGATCCCGCCAGCGTCGTGGATCATCATCTTGGCCGGCTTCTCCACCGCGATCCGGTCGCCGGCCATCGCCACGAACGAGGCAGCCGACGCGGCCAGCCCGTCAACCGTCACGCGGACCGTCGCGGGGTGGTTCCGCAGTGCGGCGTGAATGGCGATGCCGTCGAACACGAACCCGCCGGGCGAGTTGATGTGCAGGTCAATCGCTGGCGCCGTGATCCCGCGAAGATCCTTCACGAACGAGGCGGACGCCACCGCCCCGTCGTCCCACGGGTCGGCCCCGATCGGCCCGTAGATCCACACGTCGGCGCGCTCGCCGTCGGCGGCCGACATCCGGAACCATCCGCCGGTGGCCGGCCGCGGGCCGGCGAGCTCGCGGGCTCGCCCGGCCAGCGCCTCGAGCCGGTCAAGGTTCACGGCGTGGTCACCTCCGATGCTGGGCTACCGGGGTCGGGTGTGCGGAGCTCGTCGCCGCCGGGTAGCGGGTCCATGTTCCGCAGCGCCCGTGCCTCGTTGGGCGTCATCAGGCCGGCGTTGACCTGTTGGATCAGCAGCGGGATCTCTTGCTCGGGGGAAGGCCTTACCAGCCCGGCGAAGTCGTATTCCACGAACCGGGGCGCCGGGAGCAACCGGGACAGCCGCTGTTCGACCCGCTGCGCCCACGGTGCCAGGGTGAACCGCGCCAGGCCTCGGTTCTGTTCGGCGACACCGGTTCCCCAACTGGTCTGTTTGTCGGTCTGCATGAGCAGATGCGGGGGCACACCGTACCAGCGCGCAACCTCTTCGACCTGGAAAGCGCGCGACGCCATGAACTGCGCGTCTTCCGCCGACATCTGCCACGGCGTGAACTTCAGCTTGCGGTTGATCACCGCAATCTGGGCCGCGTTTTCCCAGCCGGATACGTGCGCGTTCAGGTCGGCCCGAATCTTCTCCGCATCGCCGGGTTCAAAGTCTTCCTCGGGGGTGACCACGCCGGAGATCAGCGCGCCGTCGCTGAACAGCTTGCCCGCGGCCCGGTCGCCGGCGATGGCGATACCGAGGCTGTTGCGGGCCACCGAGATCGGGGACAGCCCCCGCAGCCCGTCCAGTCGCAGCGCCGGAATGTGCGTCATCGTCGCCGGCGTGAACGTCCGGCGGTGGCCATCCTGCAGACTCACCTTGTACGTCCGGGGAGGTATCAGCTGGTCGCCGGCGACCCGCGGCGGCGGGTCGATCTGCACGGCCAGCGGGTGAATGGGTACCAGCCCGGCGAGCCCGCCGCCGCCGTTGTACACGTGGGCGAGGAACGCGTTGCCGTGCAGCAGCAGATGGGCGTGAACGGTCTCGCGCCACTCGAAGGGGGTTAGGTCGGCGACCTCGCCCGGGTCGTCAAGGAAGCTGGCGACCCGCTCGCGGCGCTCGCCCACCTCGCGGACCGTGCGCAGCGGAAGGCCGGCCAGCGTACCGGCGATGAGCGACACCGCCCGGTACACCGACGACAGGCCCAGCGCCGTCGACTCGGACACGGCCACACCCGAGTACGAGGCCCCCATCCCGAAGAAGGCCGCGAGCGCCGGATCTGAGATCGAGATCAGGTTTCGCTCACGGCGAACCCACGGCCACTTCATGAGGTCACCCTACAGCGCTGGGTAACGTATCGATCGTGAACGTGGTGCCGTTGCGCGACCCGCTGCATCAGCTACGCCGGCGGCGGGGTGGGGGCGGGGCGGGGGACCAAACCGCCCCGCCGCTCCCGGCGCTACTCGGCCGCACCGAGCCTAGCCTCTGGACACCGCCGCTGGTCGACCTCACCCCGGACACCTCGTACGGGTACGCGGTGGCTGACTTCGCCCGCGACGTGCTCGAGCAGCCCCTAGACCCATGGGAGCAGTGGGCGGTGATCCACGCCGGCGAGCTGTTCCCGGACGGCCGGCCGCGGTTCCGGACCGTGCTGATCCTGGTCGCCCGCCAGAACGGGAAGACCCTACTCGCGCGCACGCTCACCCTGTTCTGGCTGTTCGTGGACCGGGCGCCGATGGTGCTGGGCACGTCCACGAACCGGGACTACGCCAAGCGCGAATGGGTCAAGGTCTGCGAGACCGCCCAGAGCAACCCGGTGCTGGCGCGCGAGCTCGGCGACAAGCCGGTCCGGCGGGCCATCGGTGAGGAGTCACTGACCACCAGCGCGGGCGCCGAATACAAGTTCGCGGCGACGAACCGGCGGGCCGGCCGGTCGCTGACCGTGCACCGGCTGCTGTTGGACGAGCTGCGGGAACACGCTAGTTGGGATGCGTACAACGCCGCCGTGTTCGCCATGAACGCGGTGCCGGACGCCCAGACTGTCGCCATCACCAATCAGGGTGACGACAGCTCGGTCGTGCTGGACGCGCTGCGGGGCCCGGCCCTGGCGTACATCGAAACCGGGCTGGGCGACCCGCGGGTAGGCCTGCTCGAGTGGAGCGCCCCCCGCGGCGCCGACCCGTGCGACGTGGAAGCGCTGGCGATGGCCAACCCGAACCTGGGCCGCCGGATCGACCCGGACGCGCTACTCGGCGCGGCGATGCGCGCCAAAGCGGCTGGCGGGGAGGAGCTGGCCAGCTTCCGCACCGAGGTGATGTGCATGCGGGTCCCGAACCTCGACCCGGCGGTGGACCCGGACGGGTGGGACCGGTGCGGCACTGACGACCCGCTGGACCTCGCCGGCCACCGGCGGGCGGTGGCGCTGTGCCTCGACGTCTCCATGTCCGGCGACCACGCCACGCTCGCGGCCGCCGCGGTGGTGGACGGCGCGGTCCACGTAGAGATCATCGAAGCGTGGGACGGCTACGGGTGCACGGCAGCGCTGCGGGAGGATCTGCCGGTGCTGGTGGGCGTGATCCGGCCGCGGGCGCTAGGTTGGTTCCCGGCCGGCCCGGCGGCCGCGGTCGCCGCCCAGGTAGCCGACCGCGGGCGCCGCGGCTGGCCACCCCGGCGGGTGACCGTGCAGGAGATCACCGGCGAGGCGACCACCGTGTGTATGGCCCTGGCCGAGCTCGTGGACTCCGGCCAGCTCCGCCACCCGCGGGACCCGGTGCTGGATCAACAGGCGGCCGCCGCGCAGCGCCTCTGGCAAGGCGACCGGTGGCGGTTCACCCGGCGGGGGACAACCGGGGTGGACGCGATGTACGCGGTGGCTGGCGCGGCCGAACTGGCCCGGACGCTCCCACCGGCGCCACCGCCCCTCGAAATCGTCTGAGAATCGCTCTCAGGCCGTTTCGCCAGGCCGGCCGGCCGGGGATGGAAAATCCAG